AGCTGTGACCAATAAGGCTTTCAAAGAAAGCTGGGGGAGACAGAAAGAGACAATCAAAGCAAATGTCTCCGAATCTATCCAGAATGACCTGAAAGAGCTTTCTGACCTCACCTTTGCAGTCCACAAAGAGTTTATGCGAAACCTTCAAGGGCAGATGAATACCATCACCAACCCTTATCTTTTTGATGGCGAGAGAACCAACTCTTTGTTTCAAACAGCGATGAATAACAGTGTCAAACTGATTCTTGCTGCGATGAAGACCAAAGAGGACGAGGACTCAGAAGAGATTACCCCAGGCTTCAGTGTGACACCGGATGCTGGAGATTAAACTACTCCCAAAGCAATGGGAAGTGTTCAATCCAGACCCAGGCGCTCAGTATGACATCAAGCTATACCAAGGCGGCTTTGGGGCTGGTAAAACCTTTTTAGGTGGCTTAAAAGGTAATCGCGTTCTTTCAGAGAATCACGGAGCTACTTGGCTCGTGGTGGCTGATGCGTGGGAGCGTCTAAAAATTACCACCTGGGAAACATGGTTAGAGCTGCTTGATGGGGCAAAGATCTCTCATAAAGCCAATAAATCAGACCATATCATCCGTATTCCTGGCTGGGGAAACGCAAGGGTAATATTCAAGGGTATTGATAACCCGATGGCCCTGCGCTCAGTCAATGGTATCGGTGGGCATTTGGAAGAAGCTAGCCTACTAACTGAGGCGGCCTATCTGGAGTTTTTGGGACGACTACGCCAAGCGGGGCCAGAGTCACCCATTCAAGTCATCCTGACGACAAACCCACAAGCAACGCGCGGTTGGCTTTATGACCATTTCGTCATCAATGGCGGCATTACCCATCAGGAAATCCGGGGCAACACCGTTGTTATTAATCGACGCCGTGTGATTGCTAGCACCCTAGAGAACAGGCACGTCTCAGACGCTTTCATTGCGACACTTAAAGCCAGTTACGACCCTGAGCTTTATCGAATCGTGGTAGAGGGGCAGGACGGGGACTATACCAGAGGGCTTGTGAGTTACAACTTTTCAGATAGCAACATACAAGATACTCCATTCCGGCCTGAGTTGGACCTCCATCTGACATGTGACTTCAACGTAGACCCAATGAGCTGGGAGTTGGCCCACCGCTTTAATGGCGAATACCACTATTTTGATGAAATCGTCATTGAGAACACCAATATCAACGAGTGTGTGGATGAATTTGTCAGGCGCTATCCGGCTTACCAAGGCAAGCTAATCATCGGCGGGGATGCTTCAGGCAACTCCCGGAATGTGCAGAACGATGAAGTAGGCGGCACATCCTACACGCAAATGGTTAATCGATTCAACTTTCACAAATACCCAGCAAGGGTGCGTGTGGATGTAAGGGAAAAGAACCCACCAATCGCTGATCGTGTCGCTGCTTGGAATGCCATGATGTGCAACACCAATGGTGTGCGCCGCATATTCATCAACCCCAAGTGCAAGTGGCTAATTCATAACCTCGAAAACCTGAAATATCAAGAAGGCACTGGGGTAATCGAAACTCCATCAGCCAATGACATCAAAAAAGACCCAAAGCAGAAGTTTTTAGGTCACCCGTTTGATGCAGCTTCGTACCTCGTTGAAAAGTATGACCCCGTAATACTGACCACGATTAGAAAACCTGAAAACAGCGTCATCATCCCGAAAGGATTGCGGTTTTAATGGAACAGCAAACGAACATCACACAAGTCGAACCCGTTGAACTCGATAACGAGACACAACGGCGCATTGTGAACTTTGTGCTGGATGCTGATAAAAAAGGCCGGGAAGAGCGGGCTAAATACGAAGACGACTGGAAAGAATGCGTCCGCTGGTATAACTGCGAACAGTCGCCAGACCAAAGCACTGAAATGCAGGACTTCCCACGCTTGATTCTACCGTGGGCCTATGATGCCGTTGAGTCTGCCTACTCTTATCTCCACAGCGCTATGATTCCTCGCAATGACCGCATCTTTAATATGGAAGGGCGGACCGAAGACGATCATCCTGGCATCGACTTGATGGAGAAATACTCTGAACAAGTCCTTGAGCGGGCCAACCTAGCAGACAAGTTTGGGCAAGCCCTGAAGCAGTTGCTCCTCAAAAACCATACGTGTATTAAAACTTACTGGCGCAATGACGTTCAGGTGAGCTATGAATGGGGTCCTGAAGGCACCACGCAAAGCGTTAACCCTGTATACAACGGGGTCTACTTTGATGTGGTGGATGTGGATAACTTCTCTTTTTACCCTATTTGCGGCGATATCAATAAAACCACTCGCATCCACACAACCTACCGCTTTCTGGAAGAGCTAAAAGAGGCCGTAGAATCGGGCGATGCGCCTTATTTTAATGTGGAAAAACTCAGCCAAGGGGATGCCAATGAAGAACTCCCTGATGATGCCAATCGTCTAAAAGACAACGACAAGAAAGAAACCCCAGGCGTTAAGCTGAGAGAAGCTTGGATTCACCGGATCAAGGTCGGCGATAAGGTCTATAAAAACTACATTGCGACCGTGGCAGGCGATAGCACTTTAATCCGCTTCCAGCCAAATCCTTATCCGGATGGCTCTTCTCCCTTCCTCTGGATTCCCTATGAACGGGATGGGGTCAACGCCAATTTAGGGTTTGGCTTCCTCAGTCGAGCGCTGAACATTCTAGGGGCTGCGAATGAGCTATTCAATGCCCGCATCACTGAAGAGCGCTTGAAGATCCACAAGCCACACGTGTATTGGGATGATAACGAATTCAACCCATACAACATGATTATGCGCCCTGGCGCCATGATTCGTATGGCTCAGGATAGTGTGACTCAAGGCAACCTTCGGCCTTTGATGGATGATTTAAGCCACTTGGCACTGACCTTCCAAGAGGTTGCCGAGATGAAGGCGGAATTTGAAAGCGTAACCATTCCCAAAGTGGTTAAAGGGGTTATTGAAACCCAGGATAACACCGCCACCGAAGCACGCCTAGCCCAAGGGAATGCCACTGGAAAGCTCCATACTCGGGGATTCTATATCAACGAAAACCTGTTGAAGCCAATGATCGAGCTGGTTTACCGCTTGCTTTTCAATAAAATTCAGGTTGAGCAGGACCCTCAAGTTAGGGTGGATCTGGCTCGTTGCACGATGGAATCCACTATGACCGTGCAAGACCCTCAAACGGGACAGCCTCACGAAATTCAGGTCAGCCCTGAGGAATTAGCTAATCAGATTCCCCCCGTTCTCCCTCTGCCTGAAATAGACGTGCAGGTCATCGGCTACCAAAATAGCGTGCGCAAAGAAGAAACCCTGATGGCGTTGGGGCAGATTATCCCGCAAATGGTGAATAGCCCGATGGCTGGCTATTTAAAGTGGGATAACGCCGCTGAAGTCATCTTTGAAAATGCCAATCTGGATAAAGATCGCCTGCTCAAGAATGCCGAGGAGCGGGCCGCTGTAGACCAGCAGCAGCAAGCGATGCAAGAACAGCAGATACAAGCGCAACAGCAGCAACTGATGCTCCAAGGCCAGCTTGAGATCCAGAAACAGCAATTGGAAGAGTTCAAGGCGCAAGCCAAGGCGGAGAATGATATTCAAAACACCCGCCTTAAAGAGTTGGAGATTGAATTGAAATATGGCCTGCTGGCAGATCAGCAAGGGCATCAGCAGGCGATGGAGGTTAAGAATGGACCCAAAGACTCAAATTCAAATGGCGATAAAGGCAAGAAAGCCGATTCAAAGTCTGAATGAGTATGAAGGTTGGCACTGCCTCAAAGCGTTGATCCAAACTGAAATCGCTAATCAAACCCCAGTGGTTACCCATATTGAAAACGCTGACAAAGCCCTATACTACGCCAGCAAGATGGCCTTTGTGAGTGGACTTCGTAAAGTCATCCAGTTGGTTGAATCCAACAGTATTATTCTCAAAGACTTAGAGAAGTCACTTCAAGATTTATAGTTAATCCGGGGTTGTGAGGATGCCCGGATAACAGGGTTGCGACCTGCGCTGCAAGGGGCCTATGGCCTCTATTTTGTATGCAATAAGAGGAATTGTTAATGGACCTCGAAGATAATTCAGTTCAAAGCGAGAGCGAGAGTTTATCCGGGTTGTTAAGCGAAAGCGGACCAGCCGAAGAATCTCCCGCATCACCCGCCGAAGAAGCCCCAACCGCTCCAGCGCAAGTCGTTGACCCAAAAGCTGAAGAGTTAGAGTTTCTAAAGCGGGTGATTGCAAGCGATCCTGTAAAGCGGCAACAGTACGAGGCAAGCCTGTACCAGAAGTATGGCGAACCATACGTGCCGCCAGTACCGCAGCAGGAAGAGCCTAAAGAAGATCAACCCAATCCACAGACAAAACCCGCATTTCAACCGATTCAACTCCCGTTTGAGCCTGATGAATATGATGCAACGTCCTTTGAGCATCAGGTGGGGTTAATCGGAACTGTTGTTCAGCATGTTATTCCGCAAGTAATGTCGCAGGTTCTACAGCCGTTCCAAGTTTTTATTGATGAACAGCGACAATACGACCAACAGCAAGCGCAACAGCAACAACAAGCGGAGCAGTACAACCGGGCCAGCGCCATTGCCAATTCTATTGGTGAGATCGTTCCCGGCTTCAAGGAAATCACTGATCTGCAGTCCTACAATGCGGATCAGGAATTGTTCTTGAAGTACGCCGCTGACCGCTATTTAGCCGCTGCGCAGAATTACCCTCAAGGGTTGTGGATGAATGCCCAAGTTTCAAAAGAAATCGCTTCGCAGATCGCTCCTGAACTGAACCGTTTTGGAAATGCCCTGGGTGTTTTCCAAGCTCAAACCGCCACACCTGTTAACAATTCACAGGTTAAAACCCGTGAATCCTATGTCGAGGGTGCCAATGCCGTTCCGGTAGATAACAGCAACGCATTTAGCAAGGCGTACGAGTCTGGAAGCATCTCAAAAATGTTGAGTAATTTACAATAGGAGTTATAGGAAATGGCAAACTCGCCTGATTTTCCCTCACGGTTAGAGGACATCAATAAGACATTGATGAAGATCGCGGATCGTACCACCCCCTTGTTGGCGCGACACCTCGATTTGAGCAACCCGGTTAGCAACTATAAGCACGAGTGGGTTGATAAAACCTTGGTTGGTTTTACCGACACCCTGGCGACTTCGGTTGCTTCTACCACGGCCACAATCATCACCCTGAGTGGTGGCACCAATGCCCCTAAACGGATTATTGATGGTGTTACTGTGTTGTTGGCTGGCACTGAGCGCTTGTTGGTTACCTCTACAGTTACTGTTATTACCAACAGCCGAACTGTGGTTGTAACTCGTGGCTATCACTCTTCCACCGCCGCCACCTTTGCCGCTGGCAAACAGATCAAACTGTTGAACCCTCGTGTTGAAGGTTTCTCGGCTGGTCGTGATGATACCCAAAAGGGCGTTCGCAAATACAACTACACGGTTATTGTGGACCGTGAAGCCAAGGTGAGCGAATCCTCCCAAGGGATTGATTCCGTCGGTATGGAAACCATGCTACAGAAGCAAGTAGATGAACTGGTTCCTGAGATCCTCAAGGAATTGGAAAACCATTTCCTCTATGGTGAGCGCTACGTTGGGGCCTCAGATACCGATCGCTCTGCGGGCGGATTGATCTGGTGGGCCAATAACGTAGGTAACTCCACTACAGCCTCCACCTTGAATGGTAGTTTGATTGAGAATGCCATTCAGAACTATCTGTCTAAGGGTGGGGATGCAAACAGCCTTACCTTGATTTGCTCGGTAAACCAACAGCGTGTACTGAACACCCTGAAGGTGGCCCGTGTGACAGGCGGTGGACAGTCTCAGTCTGAGAACAACATCAATAACTACGTGGACGCTTACAACTTTGGCTCTAAAGCCAACGTGAACGTGTTCTTTAGCACTGATATGCGTGACGATGAAGTCATCTTCTACGACAAAAGCAAGGTCAGCGTAAAGCCACTGCGTAACAACGCCGTGAAGCAAAAAGACCTGCCTGAAGATGGTCACTTTAAGCGCCGATTGGTGTTTGGGGAGTACACGTTTGAAGTGGCAAACGCCCAGGAAACACTGTACCACTACTACGGTTTAGCCACCGCATCGTAAACCTGCCAAGGCAAACGCCCAGGGGAGTCTTTCGGGACTCCCTTGTGGTTTGCCCTGAGGAGAAACTATGAATCTTCTTGAAATCGCTAACTACTGCATCGACCAAATGGACGGAACAACTGCAGCTACCGTTTATAATGCCAATCCATCCGTTCTGGCTCAGGAAGTGCGTCGGTTAAAGCAGAACATCAATAAAGCCTATACCGTTGTGAAGCTGGCGCTTGGCTTGAAAAACGAGAATGCCGAAACCACGTTCACATTAACAACGGTAGCCGGACAGGAAGCGTATTCCATACCCACGGGTGTATTGCGGGTTCTTGAATTGCAATATGGCAGTGATCCACCGTTTAGAATCATTCCCTGGACAGAGTTTCAGAGATACAAAGCCGATACGCTATTAATTACTGACAGCGGCGCACCCTTTCTGGCCTCTATTTTCGCTAAACAGCTTTCGTTCTACCCGGTTCCAGACAGCACTTATACCATTAACGGGCGAGGGCTGGCTAAACTCACCACCTTGGATGAGGACACCGATGAGCCGGATCTGCCCTCTGAGTTTCATCAGTGCGTTGCAGAATTCGCCCTCTACTATGAAATGAAGTACGAAAATAACCCGCAAGCGGGAATGTTGGTTGTGCAGGAAAACGGAGCGATGAACGCCCAAGGTGGGCAAGCCGCAGATGCATTAGGTATGTTGCGGATGGTTCGCAGTCAATCCAAAGCGCATCAAGAAGAGCCGCCAAGAATGATATCCAACCTGGAAATGCGATTGGTTAACGATTCAAGGCGCATTGTCCGTGGGTAGTGTTCCTTTTCAGCGCTCCTATACTAACTTTTCCGGGGGTGTGCATCGTAAACTGCCGCCTGTGCTTCCCGATACAGAAGAAGCGTTTACCTACAGTGAATATTGCGAAAACTGGTATCCCTCCGAAGAGGGGCTATTAAAAGCACCCGGCTTTGTAGAAGTCCTGACAGCAGCGCTGGGCGCTCCCATTCGTGGATTATTCGAGTACAGAAACCCCGTTGGTAATAATGAACTCATCGCCTGCGCTGGGGGCGGCATTTACTTGGTTAGTGGAAACTCTTCCACTTTGCTACTGGGTAGCCAGGATGCTGACGCTTATTATCAGGTGATCAACTGGGCGGATTCCAGTACTGGGGATAGTGTTGTTTTATTGATGAACGGTGTGGATCCAGTTGTGGTCTATGACGGCACGACTGCAAGCGCCATCACCATGAATGACCCTGATAGCATCTGGAACGATGCCCGCCCTTATGCGGCTGATATATTCCGGGGCCGGATCTTCTATTGGGACCGGCAAACCATTTATACGCCTATTCCTGGTACTTATGACAATTTCGACCGTACTACTAGCGAGTCAGACGCTTTCAACGTAGACCCGGGGTATGGTGGCTTTATCACTGGTGTGAAAGCCTTAACGGATAACTTCCTGGTTATCTATAAAGAATTCTGCATTCGCCGCCTATCTGGGGTTTCTCCGTTTGGCACCATTGGGACCGAGCCTTTTGAAATTGGTGTGGTGACCAATGACTTTGGCTGCATTGCTCCCAGGGCAATTGTGCAAGTGGGGCTGGATCACTATTTCCTGACTGAGGATGGTTTAAGACAGCTTCGCACCACCCAGAATTATGGTGATATAGATCCCAGTCAGCCGACCTACCCGCTACAGGATGTCATCAACTCCTTAAACTTTGCGAACCCGAGTGTTATCAGGGCCGCTTGCGCCGTCTTTGACCGGGATTCACGCCATATCTGGCTAAGTGTGCCAGATGGCTCCAATAACAATAACAACCTGATTATTGGATACAACGTCCTCACCAAAGGGTTGTATGTGCGCCCGGATGGGGATATCCAAGCGAATGCCCTAACAACTTACAACCGAAATATCTACCACGGGGATGAGTCTGGACAGGTATACGTTCACGGGAATGCCAACGGCAACAATGGCGATCCGATGAATTGCACCTATGAATCCAAATGGATTGCGCATTTAGGGCTTGGAACCTACAAGCGCTATAAGGATGTCTTTATTTATGCGGATGCAGATGGCGCTGGTGATGTCATTGTCCAATGGCGCATTCTGAAACGAGGTGAGGCGCAGGAGCGTAATAATACCTTATCGGTATCAACTGGTGGGGATGTTTGGGACTCCGCCTTGTGGGATGAGGCCAAGTGGTCAGCCGGTAGTCAAAACGTATTGCACTTAAAGAATTTAGGAAGAGGTAACGCTATTAAGTTTCGCTTCCTATCCAGTTCTGCCAGCCAAAGAATGAAAATTCGTCAAGTGGATATTATGGGTGAAGGCTTTGGGAGGTCCTTGGGATGAGAAGCGTTGAACAGCTTGATATATCCCGAAAGGAACACGCCGAGTTTATGTATGACTTGGGGTTGATCTGCCAGGATGATTTTTTAGATGACCACCAGAACGACATGATCCTGATTATGAACGAGTATGACCGGGCCATTCGAGGCGGGTCTGTGGTGGCATTTCTCTGCAAACAGGATGGCCTGAATGCTGGCATCGTCTGGGTAGAAAAGAACCTGTATGGCGTTGGCCGGGTTCGGGCTGGCTTACTGCCTCAGTATCGCCAAGGGTTCACCGCTGCGCATTTCTTAAAAATGTTTGTGGATTTTTGCTTTAAAACGCTAAACCTCCGTAAGCTGGATGCCGAAATTGTTTTATACGGCAAGGAAAAACGAGGTTCTGCCGCTGCTGAGAAGTTATTGCGCCGCTTTGGATTCGCTAAAGAGGGTTTGATCCGTGAGGCCCTTTTAAAGGGCGGCAAGCCAAGGGACACGGTATTACTAGGCCTTACCAGAAACCGCTATGAGGGTTTGAAACATAAATGAGCAAGAGTCCATCCACCCCAAAACCCGCAGAGGTTCCCAAGGCACCCTCGCCTCAGAATGAATATTACTATAACGATGGCGTACTAGCCTCCAGCAGGGTTTACAACAAGGTTCAAAACGCCTATAGCACCAACACCTATAGCACCCCAGATGAAAAAGCGATTATGGATCAATCCAACGCTTTTATTAAAAATCTGGTCACCACGCTGCCGCAAAACTTCAACCTCTCTCCTGAAAGTCTGAACGCCTATGGGGAAAACTATGCAGCTCCTCAACGCAGAGCCTTGGAAGACTCTTACAATCAAGCCAAGGGCGCCGCAAATACAAATGCGATGGCCGGAGGGATGCGTAATTCGGTAGGCTTTAACGGCTATCTGGCGAATCAGTTGGAGAAGAATAAAGCACAAGGCTTGGCAGACATTGAAGCCAACAAAGAAATGATGAAGTATGACTTGCCTAATAAGGTCTTGCAGCCTTATACCAATGCCTTCAACCTCTTTAATGCCGCTTTGAATGGACAGCAAGCCAACCAGTCAAATGACCTGAACGCCGCCTTGCAAGGCTCTAACGCATCCAACAGCTTTGCTTTGAGTAATTACGGCAATCAACTGAGCGCAATGCAGGCCTATAACCAGCAGTTGCAGAATAACCAAAAGAAGGGTGGCAACTTCTTTGGCTGGTTAGTGGGTAAAGATTCACTGTATTAAGGAGAGTTCATGCTTCCATTTTTAATTCCATTGCTAATGGCCGCTGGTGGGGCAGGTATCGGCGCTTTAACCAGTAAGAAAGGTGAACGCCTAGGCGGAGCGTTAAAAGGCGCTGCGATTGGCGGTAGTGCTGGTTTAGGTATGGGTGGAATGGGAGCCGCGGGAGCGGGAGCAGGTGCGGCTGGTTCTGCTGCTGGTGCAACGTCTACTGCGGCAACTAGTGGAAAGACTGCTCTGATGGTCAACCCCTTTTTTAAAGAATTAAGCACCAAAGCTCTAAACAGTATGTTTAATGGCCAGCCGCAGCAGGAATACAACCCCAATGAACCGCAGTATCAACCCTCACAGGGTGGGATTGCGCCGATTCAGAACATCCAAGGTCCCCAACCTATGGGTGCTGGCTTCCAATCTTATGACCCGTTCATGATGCAGTTAATGCAGCGGAGATTTAGCTAATGGCTGCCAATCCGTTTGATTTTATGAAGTACATTGCAACCGCATCCCAAGCTCAGAATGCCAAGTATGGCACTGGGGGGATGGGGTCTGCCATCCTGCAAGGCTTGGGCGCAGCATTGCCGAACTCACCCTTATTCCGTGGTTTGGCTGGGGTTAATCAGGCTCTAAACGTCAGCAAATACAATAAAGCCATTCAGGATAGCGCTGAAAGACAGTTTGCATACGATGCAGCAATGAAACAGGCCCAGGCGGGTGATAGATCGACCTATGTAAAAAACGCCACTGGTTTGGATGTTTCAGGCTATGGGGACGCTCCTACGACAGAACTCCTGCAAGGTATCGCGCAGGCAAATCAGAACCCCAATATTCAAGCAATGCTCGAAGGGAAACCTTTGGATCAAGCGAAGTACGGGGCGGTAAATTCAGATCTGATTAAAGACTATATGGGGCAAATTAGCAAAAACGCCAATAGTCAGGCCACAATGGGGCTTTTAGATCGCTTCCTTGGCCCTACTGCATTTGGTGGGCAACCTGGGGCTACGGTTCAAACCCCAGCCGGTACTGCTCAAATGGACACAACCGGACCATTGCAGGCCAGTGCAAGGATGAGCGATCTGTTTAACCAGAATCCTTATGGTGCAGGCAACCCTGATTTAGCCCAGTTGCTAAATGGTCGTCAAAACGAGCAAACGGACCGGCGTGGAAACCGAACCATTGATGAGACGATCCGCAGTAATAAGGCCGATGAGATCATTAAACGGATTCTTGCAAGCAACGACACCACAAAAGCGAATGCGGCAATGGTGAGCGCAAGAAAACCTTCAGGGGGCGGTGGCTCTCAACCCAATGAGGCTGCTATGGCTTATCAGGCATTTAAGAGTGGCCTCCTGACACCTGAACAATATGCGCAAACGCTTGGCGCTAAACCGGGGGGGGCTATGTCCGCTCCCAGTGATAAAACTTTAAAGTACCTTGATACCCTAGAGAAACAGGCAACCGGCTCACCTGCTGGATTATTCGGCATAGGCGGCAGCGCTCCAGATCCTGCCAAAGCTGCAAAATACAATGCCCTTGCTCCACTATACGGTCTGCCTCAAATTCAAGCCGGTGCGTTTGGCGGGCAGTCAAAAGCAAACTTACAGGCAGCGCCTAGCAGCTTTGCCAATTGGAAAAAAGGTAAGAAGTAATGACCGCGCCCCTTCAGGGAGGAGTACAATATCAGGATCTTAGACAGGACACCGCTTTTATGGCGGCACCTGTTGCAGAGCAAGTGCAATTCTTGCGTGAAGATTACTTACCCAAACAAGATCCTGACTTTGCCAAAGCTCCCCGGCAAGAGCAAGAAGCCTATATCAATGAGAGTATCCTGCCGCAGTTAAAGGCAGCGCTCCCTGATGTCCCAGGCGTTCAGAATCAACCCAATCCCGCCGCTGGGTGGCTACAGGATGCTGGAGACACTTTAGGTTATGCAGCGGCTACCACTGCACTGCCTTTTGCAACTGCTGGTAAAGCGTTTTCCATGGATTACCTGGATGCAGAAAAGCCTTTATTGGATTATGCCCGAGCCATCGAGCAAAAATATCCAGAGTCTTTCCAGAATGATTTCCGGGCGATTGACGCCCCATATTCTCAAGCAGGTAGAGGGGTAAGTTATGGCGCTGGCGCTTTAAAAAACTTTCAAATGCTCGGGGGCGCTTTAACAAAAGGTGTTGCAGGACTCGGACGCAGTTTACTGCCTTACACAACCGAGTATGCTGCCCAAGGGTGGCCCTTGCTTTCTCAGGCCTCCAGAATCGCAATGCGTGGGCTGAGTCGCCTGCAAGGGGAATCCTTGTTAGCAAATGCCGCCAAGGGAGCCGCTGAGTTTGGATTGTATGAAGGGCTGAAGAGCCATCCTGATAATCAGTTAAACATTCCCCAACGGGCTATGGACGCAGGCGTTGGTGCATTAGAGGGCGCTGTTTTAAACCCTGCCTTGGGCTTTGCTGGAGAAATGGCCGGGAGAGCCTTAAAACCGTTAGGGAAAATGGCGGGTGAGGCTATCGGGAACACTGGCAAAGTCTTACGAGGTTCAGCCAAGGTTATTCAGGAAATCAGCAATCCTTCTGGCATGTGGCAAGCTGGGCTGAACGAGCAGAGACAGGCTTTAATTGAGCGTTTGGCTAATCTGGTAAACCGTCCCGGATTAACCGAAGCCGAAGCAAAGGCCATTGCCCGGGAAGCAGAGAAGCTCATTAAGGATCACCAGGAAGGCCGGCTTTCTAAAGGAATGGCAAAGCTGGGCAAGAAAGCCAAGACCTACGAAGGGCGGGCCAACTTCCGGGAGAAAATGGCAAAGAAAAAGCCGCTTCAGAAAGGGGAGGCTAATCCTTTAACCGACACACAGCCTGTCAGTTCTACTTACACCGGACCTAAAACAGCTGGTCAGTCCGATGCTGGGAGCCAGAGCCAAAGCAGCACCCTTAAGGATAGCACTTCTACTACAACCTCGCAACCGTCCAAGCAGTCGGTCAAACTCACTGGCTCCGTAAAGGAAATGGTCGAGCAAGGGTTAAAAGATACCGGACTGGATACCCAATCCTCCCGTAAATTGGTGGCAGAGGTTCAGGCTCTAGGTAAGGCAGAGAATGATCCAGTCATTAAAAAGCTAAATGAGGAACGTAAGGCGCTTGGTAAAGGCAAGGATGAAGCCACCA